CTCTGTTACTGACATTGGCAATGAAGATTTAGCCTCAAGAGATGTATCCATAAAGGATACACCAACTGAGGTACCGGTTCCGTGCTTTGTGGCTCGGAACCATTCGTCTTCATCAAATGGAGCCAATATCCAGGACATCAACGCCCGTGCACGTAATAAAATACAATTACGTTCACCGTGGCGCCGCTGGGGATACCGCATGTCCTCACTGGGAAGGTTTAACCCTTCCTTAGTGAATTTGGACATGTGGATATTCACCTTTTCAAACTTCGAAAAGGCGAGGTCCCTCAGAGCCTGGTCTTTGGTAGAGGTCGACACATATTTTTTGTCGATCTCATCCATTTGCCTTGTCATTAACAGACGCAGCGGGTCATAGCTGTTATCCCCGTACTCATGTAGTTCGGGTGCTATGTCACGTATAACCGCCTTACATATCTGCGTTTTGATATGGTCAGGCTTAAAGATCTTAGCTTTTCTACTCATTGGAATCTCCAATTAAGAGAAGTTAGTGAGTCAAGGTAGCTCTACAGGCCTATTAGGCCAGCTAACCACTCCTTGATTTGATTCTCTTCCCAGAAGAGCGCGAAAGCACTCCAAGGGATGATTATCAAAATTAATGTACCACGCTTTCGCATGGGAAATTAATTCAAGGAACAGTCAGAGAACAGCTCGGAAAAATCAGTGTCCATTATCATTTGGACCATGATTATCTTAATCTCGTCTATACCAGCCGTATCCGTTTCCGGATCGACACTGAGATAGACACCGCCAGTGTTAACAGTTACGTTACCATTGGCGAGAGTAAGAGGAGATTTATATAACATCTCCGCCCTTTGCTGAGTAGAACCACCTGGCGCGCTTACTGACGGCTTCGGAAGTTTAGCTGTAGCAACAATTTCTCGTCGTGTACGCAGATCATCATCTGCAGTACAATACAAGGCATTGCGACTACCCTGAACTCCGTTCAACGTCTTAAACGTAATCGCGGACCCACCTGTCGGAACATTAAAAGTTGCTCCAGACAGAACGCTTGCATTATCTAAGGACATGCTAACTCCTTTGTGGCTTAATAACCACGGGTTTGTATGACCTCACGTCATAATAGACGTGACACGATAATCGCGCAAAGGTCAGTTACTTTAGTTACATTATCGATTAGGCCTGTCTTATTAAAGACGGGCATTGTATCGGCAATGGACGGTAACCATACAGTCCTATCATATGTAAATTCAACGAATTGCACATGATCGGGGTCTGTTATGGTACAATCGAGCTCTCCATAACCCCAGTACTCATTATAGCACGAAACAGTGTGCTGTTTATCAGTACGAAGAGTTAACGAAGCGGCAAGGATCGACACGCGCGGATCGGCGAGATTAATTATGCCTTTAATGGCATTCTTTAAATTAATCACGCGATCTACCATAAACGACAAGGGTATTAATTCATACCCTGTCGATGGTAGATCTTTCCACCGTAAACCGAGCCTATAACGCCAATCATCTATGGGGTTAGTGACCTCATATAGGATTGAAGCATGTGCATTAACCAGCCAGAGACTTTCATGTTTGAATTCATAAACATGGGAAGACCCTGGAGCTGTTTGATGCAGAGACGACGCAGTGCTTTGCTTTTCAGAAAAGCCATGTGCCGTTCTTCTCGCAGGCCGCAAACTTTCATCCCAAAGGACCCATGCCTCCATTGCGTTCTCTACAGAACGTATTAAAGGCAAGAGTGCGAACTGATAAGCCATCCACGCATCGGCTAAGGCTTTCGCCTTATCCGTTACATTGGACGCGTTTATCGCTCGCTTCTTTCGGGCGAAAGATCTTGCAATACCTGCTATGCTAGCCAAGGGTTTGCGGAGGAACCGTAAGGTTTCTCCTAACTCTCCCAAGTCTTCGCCAAACTCGTGTGGTGTACTATCTACGTTACCCAAAGCAAACTGCTTTGCGTGCGCAGACACATCAAACGTCGGCGACACAGCTAAATTGCGATTCCATCCATCAAACGATGTTAAAGTTAACACGGCTGATGTATGATTCCCAATAGGCTTTGTCGCGTAGATTGATGGGTTGGTCGGAACTACTTGTCTCCAGTTGGATTCAAGCAGAGACGGCTCCATAGTTTTCACCACATACACACAGGGGTTATTAAACACCTCGCCTGCCTTAGAACGCGCGTGAAAGTTTTCGACGACAACGTCGTCCATCACTTCTTCGCGAGTAATAGGCGAATCGGTCGGATATTCGATCCCAGCATTATCCACATAAACAGTTTTGTGGATCTTGTCGGGAGGATTTTTCGTACGATTCCGGCAGCCATAAGTATCTCCTAAGTTGTGTGTGTCGATCTCCAAAAGTCCCTGATACTACTAGTCCTTTCTTTGAGATAGTCAATCAAGACTCTCGCAGAACGGGTACTTACCTAGATCCGGCCAGCTTCCACCCACTCAAGGGTGAAAGCTGACCTAAACTAGATGAGTGTCTCTATTACAACAGTATTACAACTGTACTCCTACTTGGCTGTTCAGGCCGTTGGGAGGTCGCTTAAGCGACACAATAGGGCTCTAGTATCACTTGTTCCCGTATGCAACACGTTCTCCTTTCGGAGTCTCGGTAGATTTTAC